TCACCTACTCCACGTTTGCTACTCGGTGGATTGCCCTGCTGCCGCTGTCGGGGGCCGAGCGGGTGGCCAGCCTGCAGACCGAGGGCACCGTGACGCACCGAGTGCGACTGCGGTACACGCCGGGGCTTAAGCCCAAGATGCGGCTTGTGAGCGAGGGCCGCACGTTTGAGATCGACTCGGTCGTCGAGCGGGGCCGCCGCGAGGAGCATGAGCTGCTGGTCACGGAGAAGCTCGACTGATGGCCGTGCAGCTTGGAATGACAATCGACGGTGTAAAGGAAGTCCTGCAAGGCTTCGCCGCGCTGCCGGTCGGGCTGCAAAAGAAGTACCTCCGGGCCTCGGTAAACAAGGTCACGAAGCAACACGTCAAAACGGTCAAGTCGCTGGTGGCTCGCGGTCCTACCGGCAACCTTCGCCGGTCCGTTGGCGTGGTGACAGAGGCCAAGGTGAAAGGCCGCACGCAGACGGCTGTGCTGGGCTTCCGCCGGGGTGGCAAGGCGGGCGAGAACGGCACCCGGTCAGGCTTTCACGCCTGGTGGATTGAGAACGGCGTAAAGGTGCGGCGTCCCAAGAGCGCCAAGGTGCTAAACGTCCCGATGTCTCGGGCCAGCAAATACCCGTACCTAAAGGGCAAGGTGGCTACATCCAGCGACAACGGCGGCATCTTCTTCCGCCAAGTCAAAGGCTTCGCCGGCACGGGCAAGTTTGCGGCGTGGGCCGACGCCACGCTGCCCAGCATTCGAGACGCCCTGCAGACCGAGCTCGTTAGCGCTTTGGATAAGGCGACGGCCGAGGCCGCTAGGCGAGCCGCCAGAAAGGCGCAGGGCAAGTAATGCCAACCGTCACCCACATTGACGAGGCCCTGGTCCAGGTGCTGTCCGCCGACGCCGACATCGCCATGCAGGCCGGGAGCCGCATCTACCAGGTGCAGGCCCCGCAGGGCACGGCGTTCCCGTGCATCGTGTTCGCCCGCGAGTCGCAGCTCAAAGACCCGTTTACGGACCTGCTGCGGAGCAACTCGCTGATCCGGGCCACGTACACGTTTTCCTGCATCTCGGACAACCTGCTCGAGGTGCGAAACCTCGCGCGTGCCGTCAAGGCCGCCCTACAATACGTCAAGACAGACCGCATCCGGTTGGCCGTCGTTCGGAGTGATGACGACCAGCAGGAACTGGCCGCCGGCGGCGAGCAGTTGCCGGTCTATCGCACTGATTTGTCGGTTGATGTGACTTACAGCGAACCCTGAGCAAGGAGGCTCAGACTATGGCTCACGACATCGGACAGGGCACCTTCGTTACGTTCGGCACCATCGTCGGCAGCGGCGCGACCCACTACAAGGTCAACAGCGTCTCGCTCGGCGGCGTGAGCCGTGATGTGGTCGATGCCAGCCATCTGCTCACCACGGGCGGCAAGGTGTTTCTCGCCAGCGAGTACTACGACCCGGGCGAGCTGTCGCTGGAGATTCACCACGACCCGTCGCTCAACCCGCTCAACCTCCTGACCAACGTGGCCAGCAACCAAGCGTGCAACATCTACTTTGCCAACGGCGGGACTGCGACTGCCGTCTGGAGTGCGTTTGGCTACGCATCGTCATTTGAGGCTTCGGCCCCGAAGGACGACATGATGACCGGCACGCTGACCATCAAGCTGTCGGGCAACCTCAACATCTAAGCAGCAGGAGGCGCGGACTGTGGCTCTGACACGCGAGGAGATCAAGGCTAAGCGTGGCGTAAGACCGCGTGTGCCCGTAGAGGTGCCCGAGCTGGGCATCGTCTACGTCGCCAAGATGACCGCCAAAGACCGCGACGCTTTCGAGCAAATGGTCACTGGCGGCAAGGTTGGCGGCGTCAACCTGACCAACATCCGGGCACGGTTCGTGGCCCTGGTGTGCGTCAACGAGGACGGCACCAAGATGTTCGAGGAAGGCGACGCCGAGTGGCTCGGCGAGCTGGACACGGACATCGTGCAGGCCATCGTGGACGAAGGCTTCAAGCTCAACGGCATCGGTGGCAACGCTCTGGAGGACGCCACAAAAAACTAGAGCGCCGTCCGATCATCCTCTTCCTGTACCGCCTGGCCCTGAAGCTAGGCATCTGGAACGTCGAAGATCCGGGCGGCCTGGCTGAGACGATGAGCGTCGACCAGTTGTACGGCTGGATGGCTGCATACACGTTGATGCCGTGGGGTGACGAGTGGCTGAGGGACGCGGTACTCATGGCACAGCAGTACAACGCGAACCGTCCCAAGGGCAAGCCGGCCCTCAAGCCGTGGGACTTCATGCCGATCGAACAGCGTCCGCAGTCGCAGGACGAGATGTGGCGAATCCTCCAGCAGGTGAAGTAAGCCATGGCTGCGAAGAACTTCGGCCGCGTCAACGTCTCAATCACCGCCAGCACGGGCGGGCTGACGGCGGGACTGGGTCGCGCCGGCAAGCAGATGAAGTCGTTTGCCGGCTCGGTGACGTCGACGCTGAATCCGCTACGCATGCTGTCGAGTGTTGCCCAGAGCACATTCGGGCAGCTGGCTCTGTTCTCAATGGCCCGCAGTGCGGTCAACACGCTGACTGGGATGGCGTCGGCAGCCGCGGAGAATGTCGACGTTCAGAGCAAACTCAGCCGCCGGCTGGGGATGACGTATGCCGAGCTGTCTGGCCTCAAGCTGGCTGGCGACTTGGCCGGCGTTGGCATCGAGACAATCGGTGCTGCAATGACGAAGGCTGACGTGGCTATGCAGAAGGCGGCTGGCGGGTCAAAGGCTGCCAATGCTGCTTTTGCCACTTTAGGACTGAGCGTCGACCAGCTGCAGGGAATGAGCGCGGCTGATCGGTTTTCCGCGATTGCCGAGTCAATCTCGGCCCTGCCAACATCCGCCGAGCGGGCTGCGGCTGCCGTTGCATTGTTTGGCCGGTCTGGTGCGCAGTTGCTGCCGCTGTTCGAGGGCGGTGCCGGCAGTATCGCAAGAGCACGCCAAGAGGCTGAGCGTTTCGGATTAGCGCTGACGAATGCTCAGGGGCAGAACGTCGAGGAGATGAACGACTCGTTCACTCGGGTCTACTCGGCCATTCAAGGCATCGTGCAGCAGGTGACGGCGTACTTAGCCCCAGCAATCACCGCTATCGCAAAGCAGTTCACTGATTTCGTGGGCAGTGTCGGTGGAGCCAATATTGGACAGGCAATCGGCGAGGCCTTGCTTCAAGGCGCGCGGTCTTTGGCGGAATATGGCGATTTTCTTATTCAAAACTTAAGCGGCGTGTTTCAGTTTCTTTCGCAGGTCGGAGCACAGTGGTCTGCAATCTGGGACATTGCTGGCCGTGTCGGTGGTTTTCTGTCTGGTGTGTTCAACGCTTTTCAGGCCGGCATGGGCACGATTGTTCTGGGGTTTGGAAAGGTTGCCGAATATTTCGGTGTGAGTGGTGCAGAGCAGTTCAATAAAGAGATTGAGCAAGGGATTTTAAAAGACCTCGAGCAACGCGATGCCGGCTTCACAAAGGCATTTGGGGAGTCACAGTCGACAGCTGGCGAGGCAATTGCAGGCCCGCTCACGTCTATGATTGACGGTGCTATAGCTCAGTCTCGTGCCGCTGCGGCTGCCGTAGATCAAAAGACGCAAGGCAGTATCCAGAAGGCACTAGCCACTCCTGTTACAGCTCAAGTTGCGGTTAACACCGAAGCCCTAAAAGCTGTGGTTGCCGGCACGGGCGAGGGCGAAGCGTTCCGCAACGCCATCGCTCGAGGTGCCGACCCTCGCCAGGATGGTGTAAAGGCCGCAGAAGAGACGGCCGACAACACTGGCGAAATGGTCGACCAACTGGACGAACTAAACTCCTCCCTTAGTTCCTCGGGCGGCTTTGGGCTCGCGAGCATCTCGGTGTAACCATGGCCATCATTGACGCCCGCATTTTGCGAAGTTTGCAGCTGACCGAAACGCTCAGCGACAAGGGCGATGCACAGTTTACGGGGTCGGAAGATTTTCTGATTCTGTCCGACACTAAAGACCCGTCTTTCGCGGACATTCTGGACAACCAGGCCACGTGGGCCAACCTAGGCAACAAAAGACTTCCGCGACTCAAAGACTTGATTCAGGTTGGCGGCATCGATCTGTACGTCAACTCTCGCGACCTGTCGCACTACAAAGACAACGAACGCGCAGTTGTCATGTCTGTGCGGTATGTGGGCAAGCCCGAGGGGCCTGGCCTGCCGGAGCCGCAGCTGCTCACGCCGGAGTTTTTCCAGCGGTGGTCGATTCAGACAACGTCAGTGACTGAGCCGGCGTTGGGGTGGGAAACGGTGGCCGAAACAAACGGCAAGCCGCAGGTTGGCGGCGGCCAAAAGACGGCACAAAACTCGGCCGGCGATCCGGTGGACGGTCTGGAAGAAGATACGTCCCTGCTGCGGATGACGTACACGAACACTCGCGTGCTCGCTCCCAACTTTGACGCGCTGGATGGTTACGTCAATACGTGCAACATCGGTTTTTTCAACATTGCCCCTGGAGGAAACAAGGCCGATTACACCGTTCGCTGCGTTGGATACAACGCCGACTTCGACGCAAAGAACCAAGTCTGGAGCGTCAGCGTTGAGTTTCTTTACAAGCCCAACAACTGGTCGATTGAGTACTACGACATCGGCTTCAACCAAATCGTAAGCGGCAAGCGGCAGGCCATCTTGGACAATGCCGGCAATCCCGTCAGCAAGCCCGTTCCGCTCAACGGCAATGGGCAAGTCGAGCCGTTTAGCGGCACAGGAAACGATGAGCCGCCGGAGTTAAGGATTCGCTACCTGTACCCGTACCCGTCTGAGATTATGGACACTTCATTCTTTACTGAGACTGGAATCTAATGGCAAACGAAATCACCCTGAGCCTTTCGCTCGCCGTGCGGAATGGCAACTATGACGAATCCGTGTCCGACTCCACCCGCGTCGATCAGACGACGCAGCGGGCCGCCTCTGGCGTGGTCGTGGTCGGTAGTAACGCCGTGCAGACCATTGCCCTGGGCGACGTGACCACGGCCGGCTACGCCTCGTTCAGGAATCTTTCGACTGCCACCTCGGGCACCGCCTACATCGCCTTGGGCAAGTACGACGGGACCAACCTGCACGAGTTCGTGCAGCTGCGTCGCGGCCAGCCTGCCATGTTGCCGCTGATCGGCAACGTGAGCGTGGGGGCACGGAGCTACGGCACGCCGGCCAATCTGCGGTACATCATCCTCGCGGAGTGACGCATGGCCACGTATGGCTTTTCTGACGGCGACGCCAAGCGGATCGGGCGGGTGGTGCGTTCCACTGAGAAGCACCCTCACACCATCCGGCTCCAGTCCCCTGTGGCAGAGGGTGCGGCCCCCGGCGTGCGGCTAATGTTGGGCACGCACGGCTCGGCCGCTTGGAGCAAGCAGTCGCAACGCACCATTACGATTACAGGCGGGACTCCTGGAACAAACGGCATTCCCACGGCATCAGCGCTTACCGTGGCCGCCTACAACATTTTCGCCAACATACCGGCCAAAACTGCCAGTACTGCCCGCTGGGTTGCCGTGAGCAATAACGGCTTCGGTTGGTACGTCATCGCGGCAGAGTGCGACTAATGCTGTGGAGTTTGCTCTCATCCATTGAGCCGGCATCCATTCCGCTCCTGGCGGTGCTGGCGTTCTCCCTCTCGCTCTATCCGCTGGGCTTCATGCTCGGGGCATCGTGCAGCCCGTGCTGCGACATCCCTTGCGGCGAGTGTGCGACGGGCAAGCTGCCTGACACGGTGACGGTGACATTCGACGGGTATCCCGATGTCGGCCCGGCGTTCCAGGCTTTGTTCGTGTCGTTTGATTCTTGTTTTGGCGGCGGGGCCACAGCGAGCCCGACCACGGCGGCCGGCGTCATCACGGGCGTGACGGTCAACAATGGCGGTAGCGGTTACGCGACACTGGCCCGCGTTGAGCCGACCATCACTGCCGATGGCCCCGGCGGCTCGGGAGCCGACATCACCGTGACGCTCACGGAAGAAGAGGACGAGTGCGGACTGCCTTACTGGACCATCTCGGGGCTCACGATTGTTGATGGCGGCAGCGGGTACACCGATGGCGGGCAGATCGTGTTCACGCTCGGGGCTGGCGAGACCCAGCAATCCGCAGCGTTTGCGTTGATCCAGACGTCAAATGTCGGCGAGATTGAAAGTATCGACCTGTCGGACGGCGGGGCGTACTACGGCGAAGACCCCGACGCACCGGCGCTGGTCGCTGCTATCACCGTAGTGCTCGAGCAGATTGATCCGAGCGATGGAGCCGGGGCGGTGCTCGCGGCGAACGTGGACGATGACCCCGATAGCCCGACGTTCGGCAAGATCACGAGCGTCACGATAACTAACGGCGGCAGTGGCTACGAAGCCACGGGGTTTCCCAATACATGGTGCATGGGCGACTACATGAACGGCAAGTCGTTCGTGCTGGCCCGCAGTAAGTTCTTCGGGAGTTTCTTCAACATCCCGAGTTATGCGTGCGAGTACCGGGCCTATCTGTGCAACCCTCTGGCTCTCGGCACGTATTCTTCTGCAGCCATTGTGTTTGAGTACCGCCAAGACAAGAGTACCGAGCCCGCGAAGTCGTTGCTGCAAGCCCCGCTCGTCAGCCTGACCACCGAGGAACAGATCGCGAATTGCAGTAGCTTTACGCTGGAGTTTCCCGACAAGGCCCAGAGCGTGACCGCGTTTAACGATGTCACCGCGACCGTTGTCTCTGGCGGCGGCAGTGTCGAGGATGCCACGGGCTCCCCGGTAGTTCCCTCAATCGCTGGCGGCTCATCTCACGCGACCGGCGTCTGTGGCTCGTGCTGCCTGAACGAAGAGGCCACGCCGGCCGAGGTTACCATCAACCTGGAATATCTGATTGAGAGCTCGTTCGGCAGGCCCGCAGAGGGAGACTACGTACTGAGCCGAGGCAGCAGATTAATCAGCACCAACGCGAACACTACGCTATGGGAAGGCGGCTTTTCGTATGTGTTTGAGGGAACTACCTATGCGTTCACGCTAGAGGCTGCGATAGAGCCATGTGCGACGCTGTCTAACACTGGCCCTGGCGCATTGAATACATTCGTTGCCGCAGACTGCGACGATACGTGCTACAAGAAATGCCGGCTTCGGATTAACCTGTATGCCGGGGAGTTTGAGTTCGTTCCGGGCGCGTACAACCCTGGCTGCGATTGCATCGATTTCCCGGTCTGTTCGCCACCGGCTGGGGCGTACACGCTGGTCTCTGGGGCGTTCGACACTCCTGCCTACACCGCGACGATCTCGTGACCCGCTGCGACTACGATAGCGTCGATCTGCGGTGCCGCGTTTGCGGACACCAGGCCCGGCGGCTGCCCACGTTTCGCGAGTGCCGCCCGCCGCCGGTCGAAGTGTGGCGGCCGTTCCTTTTGGGCGACTTTGTGGAGCGGTGCCTGGCTCGCGTTGGCGTGACCAAGGAGCGAGTCGAGCGGTGGACTCGCACCGAGGGCACTCCCGGCGGGTGCGGGTGTGAGGCTCGCCAGCGGTGGCTCAACGAATGGGGGACTCGCGTGCAGATGCGAGCGAGGCGGTTCGCCCAACGGTACGCGAAAGCCGTGTTCGGTTGACAGTCCCGCGACACTGACGGGCGAAAGGACGCGACATGGCCGGCTTTCCGACCGCACTAACTGGCGTGGTCTGCGGCCACGTCGCTGCCACAAGGTGAAGCATGGACGGCATTACGGAAGATGCTCGCCGGTATGTGTCGGCTGCCGTTGCTGACATGCAGGCGTCGGGCGTTACTGTCACGTTGGCGACCGAAGACAGCAGCGGTTTTGGTGGCGGAAAACTTGGCGGCTACTTTGACGAAGACGGTCCGACGTTCTTTGTTGCTCAAGCCGTGTCGCCACAAGTCTGGCTGTCTGTGTTTGTGCACGAGTATCAACATTTCCGGCAATGGCAGAGCAAGTCGCCAACGTGGACTGCAAAGCTCGGCGGCGACTGCTGTGCCTGGTATGTCTTTGACGCATGGCTGCAAGGAGTCGTCGAGTTGACGCCGCAGCAGCGCGATGACGCTTTACGTGTCATCCTTGAGTGCGAACGTGAGTGCGAGACCATGGCTCTCGCTGAACTCTCTGCACATGCTGGGCTCGGCCTTACGCCTGCTTGGTATCACCGTGCCGCAAACGTCTACCTAGCTTGGTACGGAGTCGCCCGGCTGCTGCGTCAGTGGTATCAGTTGTCGCCGTATGCGGATGAAACGCTGACGCAACTAATGCCGAGCGACAGGCTTTTGAGCATTGAAGAATCACTTAGGCCGTCGCCGCACATTTTCGGGGCAATCGCGGCCAACGTGTTTTCCGAAATTGCATAGGGAGGTAGCCGATGGCAAGTGACCCTATCACGGACATGGCCAGGAAGTTGGCACGGTCACACCCCGACGCGCCGTCTCGCACGCTCGCGAAGCGGCTGGTGAAACAGTGCAACGGGGCCATCACGATTGACCAGGCCCGGCAACGCATCCAGCGGCAGTTCGGCGTGCACGGCAAGAAGAATCTCAAGGAGATGAAACCTGCGTCCGTTCGTGCAAAGCGCAGTGCTGGCGAGATCATGGCCATGCCCAAAAGCGTGGCCGACTCGTGGACGTCACACCGGCTGAACGTATTGGGCAACGTCGGCATCATGTCGGACGTTCATGTGCCGTATCACTCCGAGATCGCCGTGGCCGCGGCTATCGGTTTTCTCAAGAACCAAGAGCTCACCGGCCTGCTGCTTAATGGCGACATCGCCGACTTCTACGCCATATCTCGCTACACCAAAGACCCGACGCAGCGCGACTTCAAGGGGGAGCTCGAGGCCGTGCGGGACTTCCTGGCCTACGTGCGGCAGGAGTTCCCCGACATCCCCATCGTCTACAAGAGCGGCAACCACGAAGAGCGGTGGCAGCATTGGCTGTGGCAGCATGCGGCCGAGATCAGCGACGATCCGCGTATGAGCCTGTCGGCGTGGCTGGAGTTGTCAAAGCACGACATCACGCTCGTCGAGGACCAGCGGCCCGTGATGCTCGGCAAGCTGCCGGTGCTACACGGCCACGAGCTACCGAAGGGCATGGCCGCGCCGGTCAACGTGGCCCGGGGCGTGTTCCTGCGGACGGGCTCGACTGGGCTGGTCGGCCACTCGCACCGCACGAGCAATCACGCCGAGTCCGATATGTGGCACAAGGAGACCGGCTGCTGGAGCACGGGCTGCCTGTGCGACTTGCGGCCCGAGTACGCCCGCATCAACAAATGGAACTGGGGATTTGCCATGGTCGCCATACATAAGGGCGGTGCGTTTGACGTTCACAACTACCGGGTGATGCAGGACGGCACCGTAAGGACCGCGTAACCAGAAAGGCGACGACATGACGGCAGCGACTTTGGAGAGGGCGAACGATGCACTACGGGCGGCCGTCAAGGACCGGCTCGACAACACGGACCCGAGCGACGACAAGCTGAGGGGCTACCGTGCGCCGCCGCTGGCGAGTTGCGAGCCGGCGCAGAAGTGTGCCGCTGAGGTGCTCGCTAACGTCTGGCGGGGTGACTCGCTCTTACGGGAGCCTGGTGCCGCTGGCAGTGCCGAGTGGCTTGACGCCCTCGAGCGGCTGCGAGCGCTGCACTACGAGAAGACAGCCCAGTACGGCGGTGCCGACGATGCCTTTGAGAACGTCACTGCATCGGCCAAGTGCGGCGTTGAGCCGTGGCGTCGGGCGCTGTGCGACCTGAGCGACTGCGTCGTGCGGATGCAGAAGTACGCCCAAGGCCAGCCGGTTGACCCGACTAACGCCCTACTGGATGCGGCCAACTGGGCGCTCATCTGCCTTATCAAGATGGAGCAGTCTGTTGGATAGCCTGCGGCCTGCACTGACCGAGGACGACCTGGTCCGCATGGAGCACCGGGCTCGCAAGTTCCAGGGCGCGTGGACCGGCACCTCGGGGACGCTGGCCGCCGATGTCATGCGGCTGCTGGCCGAGCGGGCCAGGCTGCTGTGCGAGTTGGCCAGGGCCGAGGAGCGGGTCACGTACTGGCAGGGTCGAGATTGAGCCGGGCGGGGCGCGGCGGCCGGGTGTTTCGTCCTTTCCACCCGGTCGCCCCCTGCCGGCTCACTTCGCCGGCCCGCCCAGGTCGAGCGGCGGCAGGAAGTCCAGGGCCGACTCCACCCCAGTGATCCGCTCGTCGTAGTAGTGGGTTTCGGCCATCTCCTCGCTGCTGTGGCCCAGCTGCTTCTTGGCGGACTTGCCCGCCAGCTTGAGGTAAGACGCCGTCGCCTTTCGGATGCTGTGAAACGGGTGGTACGGCACGCCGGCCGAGCGGCACAGGATCTTGAGGCTGGCGTAGCAGCTCAGGATCTTGCGATCCTCCAGCCAAGGCCACACGAGGGCGTCTGGCGGCCCCTGCTGCGTGGCCATCATGCGGGCCAGCTCAGGCGTGATCGACCGCGTAATCGTCTCCTGGCGGCCCTTGCGGGTGGCGGCCAGAAAGGTGAGCGTGCACCGCTCTAGGTCTACCTCCCGCCAGCGGATGGCGAGGACGGCCCCAATCCGCTCCCCAGTCTGGAACATGGCTTGGAGCTTGGTGAGCCAGTACCAGGCCGCTGGCGTGCCCGCTACGGCCCCCTTGCGGTGCCGGGCGGCTCGCACCAGGGCGCTGAGCTCCTCCGCCGTGTAGGCCACAGGGCGGGGCTTTGGCACGCGGGGCCGGGCGTAGTCGGGGAACTCGAGCAGCTCGCCGTCCGACTTCTTCCAGCGTTTCTTGGCCAGCCAGGTCCACAGGCTCCGCAAGTGGGCCGAGTCCTTCGCCAGGCTGGCAGGGGAAATCTTCTTGAACCGGCTGTGCTGAGTGGCCTGCCGCCACCGCAGGAACTTGGCCGCGGTCAGGTCGTCCAGGTCGTCCACCGTTGGCTCGTGGCCGAGGAAGTCTCGGAATCGGTCCAGGGTCGCCTCGTACATCGCCACGCTCCGGTCGCACAGGTTTTTCAGCGGGGCGACGCGGTCTCTGAGCAGCTCACGCAGGGTCATCTGATAGCCTCCTTTTTGGAGCGTGAGCCTAGCATGGCTGTACATGTGTACAAAATGCTGACCTACACCCCGTCCGCTCGAACAATCGGCCCCTTTCGGGCGTTCTGATAGTGTACAGCGGTTGAAGTGCCAGGGGCAAGGCAGGCGGGTCGTTTGACTCGATTTGCTACGTCGGTAGGATTGCGAGGGAAATGATCGTGGCACTAAGAGAACCGCAGCGAACGCTATGCACCTGCCGTGAGGCGGCCGAGATCCTCGGCTGCACCATGGGCCGGGTGCGGCAGATGTGCCGCCAGCCTGACGGCGGCGGCGAGCCGACGCTGTGGAGCAGCAAGCTGACCGACCGGGCCCTGGTGCTGGACCTCGAGCAGGTCAAGAAGCTGGCCAAGGCCCGCCAGAAGGCCCGCGACGCCGGCATCGCCAAAGGCCCGGCCCCCGGCGGATTCTCGCCGGACACCTGAATCCCTCGCGAAAGCCGCAGGAAACCAGATTCGCTAAAGCCGCTTGACACTTCCTACCGATGTCGGTAGCATCCGGGCACGACGCTCGGAACCCAGGCCAAGGAGGGCCGCACCATGAACGCTCACGTTTGGATCGAACTTCTCATCATCGTTCTGCGGATCGTTTCCGCCGGACTTGCTGGTTGACACTTCCTACCGACGACGCTACCGTACTGCCGATGTCGGCAGGCCAGAAAAATCGACCGCTTGACTCAGGACTAAACAGGCGTACAGTACCCAACCCAAACACGCAGGAGACCCTCAAGGTGACTACAGATCCCCACCACGCCGAGTACGCCGGTGCCATCGCTGGCATGGCCGAGACCTATGGCTCGCGTTGGGTGCCGCGCCCTGGCGACCGGGTCCGCTGCCCGAGAGCGTTCGGCGGTGGCTACCAGGAGGGCACGGTGTTTGGCCCTGAAAGAAACGGCTGGCTGGTGGACACGCCCGAGGGACGGCTGGCGTTCTTCAACGAGGAGCTGGAGCGGATCACGAACTGAACACAGGAGACGGGGCGGAGCCCCGGTGGCAAGGACGCAGAGAGCGGCCGACGCAGGACGGGGACGCCGCTGGTTTTAAGGACGCTAGACGCAAAGGACGCAGACATGAGCACAGAGCTTTCCACAACCACGACGCCCGCGAGGGGGCTGGCCCTCGCCTCGTTTGACGATGCCTACAGATTCGCCACGATGGTGGCCAAGTCGGACTTCGCCCCCAAGGATTTCAAGGGCAAGCCCGAGTCCTGCTTGCTGGCCATCCAGCACGGGTCCGAGATCGGGCTGAGCCCGATGCAGTCGCTGCAGAACATCGCCTGCATCAACGGGCGGCCAGCGATTTGGGGCGACGCGGCCCTGGCCGTCGCCATGGCCAGCCCGGTGTGCGAGTCGGTCACGGAGACCATCGACGGGGAGGGCGACAACATGGTGGCCACCTGCACGGCCAAACGGCGCGGCTACGAAAAGCCCACCGTGGTGCGGTTCACCGTAGCCGACGCCAAGAAAGCCGGGCTGTGGGGCAAGACCGGCCCCTGGTCGCAATATTCCAAGAGGATGCTCCAGCTGCGGGCCCGTGGCTTCGCCCTGCGTGACGCCTTCCCTGACGTTCTTAAGGGGCTGGTGACGGCCGAGGAGGCACAGGACTACCCGACGACGCCGGCCGCGGCCCAGGCCGTCGTGGTGCGCCCCAAGTTTGATACACCGGCCGAAGAGCGAGCTGACCCGTTTGAGGTGGCCAAGGCCGCCATCGAAGCCGAGTCCGACATCGCGAAGCTCGACGCCATGCGTCGCAAGATCGACGTCAGGGTCAAGGACGGCACCTTTACGTCGTTCCAGGCCGACGAGCTGTGCGACCGGATCCACGCTCGGGTGGAGTTCCTCGAGGCCGAGCGCGAGCCGGCCGAGGCGGTGTCGGTCAATGGCCACGGATACGGGAGGTAGCCATGAGCGACCAGCAGACCATGTACCGGGCGTTCTTCGGCTTCCAGGGCCTGAGCATGTGGCACCCGCATTCGCCGGTTCCGCACTTCCACTCTGAGATGACGCTGTCGCCCTGCGGCCAGTACCTGTCGGTACAGCGCCGCCGCATGGATGGCTCCGGGTGGGAGACCACGCGCGAGGAAATGTCCGACTACTGGCAGCCGACCCGGGAGCAGGCCCTTGCGGCCGTGGCCCCCAGGCTGCGAGCGATTGGAGAGCGGCTCATTGAGCAGGCCCTGGAGCTCGAGCGGGCCGCACAACCTGAGACACGCGAGCGGCCCGCCCTGGCCGAGGCGGCTTCGCAGCTGCATGGGTCGCCTATCCGGAGTGGCGAGTAACCACGGACGCGAGCCCGGCGTAAACGGGCCAATACACGGAAAGGATTTCCATGAGCGACTACGACCTGACGCCTACAGGGCTGGTGGTCCACCAGGGTTGGACCCGTGAACTGTGGGAGGCCGCTGGCCACGAGATCGCCCGCGCTCAAAAGGGGCTGATGTGGCACATAGGGGACTGGCTGAACGCTGGCGACCGCGAAGGGTACGTTGAGCGAGGCAGGTTGGACAAGGCGTGCGAGAGGTTTGGGATTAAATACGACCACGCCAGAGACGCCGCTCGTGTCTCTGAGGCGTTTCAAAGTGAGGAACGTTCCTCACTTTTGGAATGGTCGCACCACCGCGTTGCATCCGGGCATCCGCAATCGGCTGAGTTATTGGCGTGGGCAGAGAGGACGCGCGCCAGCGTCAAGCAACTCCGAGAGGAGAAGCAACGCCGCAGCATCGCGGCGGCCCCCAAGTCAGTAGAGGCCAGTGGCACCAAGGGGGAAGCAACCTGGGAGTTCAAGGTCGGCGACTGCCGGTCGCTCCCGTACCCGGACGATCACTTCGACCTGGTTTTCTGCTCGCCGCCATACGAGGCCCAGCGCGGCTACGGCGAGCTGGAGTTCAACCTGGTCGGCGAGGACTGGGTGGCGTGGGCCGTCGACTGCTACCTCGAGTGCCTGCGTGTGAGCAAGGGCCTCGTGGCGTGGGTGGTCGAGGGCTACACCGACGATTTTGCCTACAGCTCGACGCCGTTCCTGCTGATGGCGGACCTTCACCGCCGCGGCGTGAAGATGCGGAAGACGGTCGTGTACCAGCGGAACGGCATCCCAGGCACCGGCGGGCCGGAATGGCTGCGGAACGACTGGGAGCCAATCATCTGCGCAACTAAGCGTGGCCGGCTTCCCTGGGCAGACAACATCGCGATGGGCCAGCCACCCAAGCAGAACACGCCTCGCGTGGCGACCAACCGCAACAAGGACGGCAGTCGCAAGCAGGCCGTGTACGTCGATCCCGAGGTGTGCAACCCAGGCAACATCATTGGTGGTCTAGTCGGTAGCGGTGGCATGGGCTGGCGAGATGCTACTAAGAACGAAGCACCATTCCCAGAGTGGCTGGCAGAGTTTTTTGTCCGTTCGTTCTGCCCGCCTGGCGGCACAGTCCTAGATCCGTTTAGCGGGTCTGGAACGACAGTAGCCGTGGCCGTCAAGAACGGCCGCAACGGCGTTGGAGTCGACGCCCGCGAAAGCCAGGTCTGGCTGGGTGAAACGAGGCTGTTAGGGATGACAGTCTCGGAGCGTGAGCAGGGGCAAGGAGTGCTTGTATGAACCGCAAGATTTACGACGCCGTCGACGGAGAGTGGGGCTGCAATGGCGAGGCCATGCTACGGCAGTACATCCGCAGCTGCGGATATGACGCCAATAAGCATCCGCATGGCGTCTACGGCCTGGACGTTGAGTACGTTTCGCCGACCGAAAGGTTTTACGCCGATGTCGAGCGTCGCACGGGTCGCACCTGGAGCGGATCCGATTGGTTGACCTGGCCGACCTTGCATGTGCTTGCACGCCGGCCCGTAAAGGACGGAGTGCTGTTCTTCACGATGTCTGCAGACATGACCAAGGCGTACGTGTCTTTTCCTGAGGATTTGTCTGTGGTGAAGCCGCAGCCGATGAACAACATTCATGCCAAGGGCGAGGCCGTCCGCGATCACGAAATCATGAGGTGCTTGAGGCTGGATCTGACAAAGCCGATTGCCGGGTCGATAGCCAGCATGAATGCCGAACGAGTGCGTGACGTCGTGCGGAACAGCACAAGCTACTCGGTTGTGATGAGAACGCTACGAGGCCGCGAGCCCTATGGATTCGGATCTCCGTACGGAATCTCTGATGAAGAGTGGCAAGAAATGCTCCTTCTTGTTGAGCGTCGAAGTGGACTGGGCGAATACGTCACTAGGAGTCGCAAGAAGAGCTCTCAACCGTCGTTGTTTTAGGAGGCCAGGATGGCCGGTGAGTTTATCCGCGTCGATTGGCACGAAGTCCGCAAGGCGAGAGGCGAGCCTACGCCGGCCGAGATTGAGCAAATGTGCGCAGCGTTTCAGATGCAGTGGTCTCGACGCGAGCGAAGGCATCGTCAAGCAGGACTCAATGGCGAGGTCGTGCGATGGACCGTGCCTCAGTTTTTGGTCCATCACGAAGAGTGCGGCCATTGGATTGGCGGCACTGCTCGGAAAACGCAGATATGGAGGTGCGTTGATGGCCGGTGAGTGGTGCCCTATCGACTGCAATCTCGCCACGAAGCCCGAGGTGCTCGAGCTCGTGGACGAGACCGGCGACCCGGCCGACGCCGTGATCGGCCGGCTGGTGCAGCTGTGGCTTTGGTCTGCGATGAACTCCGAGGACGGTACGGCCCGGATGACGGTCCGCCGGCTCTGCAAGCTGTTTGGTGGCAGTGACACGTTCTGGGCGGGTGTCCAGCGTGTCGGCTGGCTCCAGGTGGACGAGGCAAGCGGAACTGTGGCGATCCCAGGATGGGAGCGTCGGTTCAGCTCGGCCGCGAAAGCCCGGGTCCAGGCTGCCGTCAGGCATGCCAAGGACAAGGTGCGGCGCTCAAGCGCCCAGGGTGGGGGCGCTGAAGCGTCGGACCCTGGGCGCTCGAGCGCCCCAGAACTAGGAGAACTAGGAGATAAGAAGTTCTCCTCTCCACGCGAGGCTTGGCAGGAAATCCTGCAGGCATGGGCCGCAGCCGGCTCGGGCCTTAAGCCGTGGAAGCTGGACCGGCCGCCCAAGGGTGCCGACGAGCTGCTGGCAGATTCGGCCTGGTGCTGCGAAGCGTTGGCGGCCATTGCCCGCCTGCCGTCGTGCCGGTTCTTCAAGACGCCGCCCACGATGATCCAGCTGTTCGCGGACGGCTTCGTGGACAAGGTGCTTGGCGGGACGTTCGACACCGCCAAGGCGTCGGCATCCGGCCGTGACTTCGGCGACGGCCCGGCCCCACCCAAGGTCTTCATTGGCGACGTAGCCGAAGCGTTTGAGCGTACCCGTAGAAAACTAGCAGCCGCCAAGGAGGGCACATGACCACCGAGACCCCGACCGAGCCTCTACCGCTGACCGCTCGCCAGCGCGAGGTGCTGGAGTGGATCAAGTCCAACATGGCGTACTACTCGCCGACCGTGCGCGAGATCGCGGCGGCCATGTCCATCAAGTCGCCGCACGGAGTGACCGTCCACCTCGAGGCCCTGGAGCGTAAGGGCTACATCCGCATGGCTCAGGGCAAGCCCCGTGGGATTGAGGTGGTCCATGAAGGCTGAGAACCCGTACCCGGCCCCGGCACCGCTAGTGCTCGCCGACATGCTGGCCGTGCACTGCTGGAGCGACCACATCGACGACCACAGCCGCAAGCTGCTGGAGTGGGCCGCCGACACCATCCGCTTGGTCGTGCGGAAAAACGCCCAGTTCAGCCACGACCGGGACCAGGCCGAAGCCGACGCGGCGCACCTGTTCACGCTGCACTACGGCCCACAGAAAGGCGGTGCCGCATGACCGTCTCCGAGTTCACCTGCATTGCGTTGGGCATGTTGTTCAACGTCTTAACCTTCGCCCTCGGGTGTGCCGTGGGCGTTTCCCTAGTGAAGAGAAAGGACTCTCCCAATGACGACCGCAACCGCTACGAGGCCCAAGGCTGCCAGTACTACGATCCGCCTGCCAAAGGCTGAGCTGCTCGAGGCGCTGCTGGCCATCCACCACGCCACCCCAACCAGGCCGGCGAAGCCTATCTTGGCCAACTGCCGCATCGGCGACGGGCTTGTCACCGGCACGGACTTGGAGGTACGGATTGACCGTGCCATCTCCGAGCAGTGCGAGCCCTTCTTGGTGCCGCATGCCCGGCTCTTGGCCATCGTCCGGGCCGCGACGGGCGAGGACGTGACGCTGACGGCCAAGGGGCCAAGCGTCAGCGTCAAGTGCGGTGGCGGATCGTGGACGCTGCCCACGGAGGACGTGGCCGAGTATCCCACGTGGGAGCCGGGCGAGTTGCAGGCCGTGTGCCGTCTGCCGGCCGACCAGTTCGCGCGGGCCGCCAGGGCCACGACGTACGCCACGGACGCCGAGAGCAGCCGCTACGCCCTCGGGGCTGTGCTGATTGAGGTGGCCAACGGCAACCCGACATGGGTGGCAACGGACGGCCGGCGGCTCGCGTGCGTGGAGACCGAGACCGACCAGGCGGTGGACGACCGGCAGACGCTCGTGCCGCGCCGGGTGCTCGACATCGTGGCTGGCATGGCGACGGGTGACGGCAGCGTCCAGGTCGAGGCCAACGCCAAGGAAGTGCAGTTCACCCTGGACGGCACGACCGTGACGGGCCGGCTGGTCGAGGGCCGCTTCCCCCGGTGGCGTGACGTGGTGGGCGAGCCTGAGGGCGAACCCATGCTCCTCGAGGTGGGCGAGCTGCTCGCGAGCGTGCGGGCCGCCGCCATCGTGACGAGCGAGCAGAGCAAGGGCGTGGACTTGGTGTGGACGGAGGACACGCTCGTCATCTCGGGCCGCTCGAGCGAGTACGGGGAGAGCACCGTCAAGTGCCCGCTGGTGGTGGCCGGCTCCACGAGCACCACGAAGCTCGACCCGCGCTACCTGGCGGACTTTCTGCGGGCCATCCCGGCCGACGAGGAGCCCCAGGTGGACGTGTACGCCACGGATCGGCAAAGCCGGGTGCTGCTGCGGTGCGGCCCGTACACGGGCGTCATCATGCCGCTGGCGGTGGAGTAATGGCACCCTGGCTGATTGCCCTGACGGGCGTGATTTACGTGTGGGTGGCTGCGGACCTGGCGTGGCATGGCAAGCACGGGCTGGCCATCGCCTACGCCGGGTACGCAGCGGCGAATATCGGGCTCTACCTCGCGGCGAAAGGGTGACAGATGGCAAAGGTGAGGATCGTTGAAGCAGAGTTTCGCCGGCTGTGGGCGGCAGGTGCGAGCCGGATGGACTTGGCCGAGCGGTTCAAGTGCTCGCTGTCGTGGGTGGACAACTACCGCATGCAGCTGGGGCTACCAGCACGGCAACCATCGGCCATGCAGGAGTGCTACTCGGCGAACGACCCGACGCCCGACCAAATCGCCGAGCGGGCTCGTGAGTGCCGGGAGCGGCACTACGCCGAGCGGCGTGGTGAAAGCGAGATGGCGAGCCAGTCGCGCGGCAGCCGCGGGCGGCGGATGTGCCGCGCTTGACACGGTCGCCACTCTGGCGGCATGGCGATCACGTTCAGCGTCCCCGGCGACCCCGTCCCGCAGCCGCGGCCCCGCATTACGGTGCGTGGCAGACACGGCCATGCGTACGTGCCGAAGGACCACGCCATTCACGCCTACCGTCAGGCGGTGGCGATCGCTGCTCGAGCGGCGGGGCTGGTGGAAGCTACCGCCCCAGTCAGCGTCATCGTGGACGCCGTCTTTGCTCGGCCGAAGAGCCACCTGACCAAGTCTGGCGTAAAGGCGTCGGCACCGGCGCTGCCGCGGCCCGACGTGGACAACCTCGGCAAGGCCGTGCTGGACGCCCTGCAGGAAGTGATGGGCGACGACACCTGTGTTGGCCGGCTGTTGGTGGAGAAGACTTGGGGGACCGAAGGACGTACTACCGTGAGGGTGTCGTGATTAAACCAGTTCATCGCAACATGTTTCCGCTGTTCCTGCAGACGCTGGGCATCAGTGGCACGGCCGTGGAAGTGGGCGTGGCCGAGGGCAAGTACTCGGCTGACTTCCTGTCGCTGTGGCACGGCAACTACGTCATGGTGGACCGCTGGTGCCACATCGAAGGCTATGACGACATCATGAACGGCCCGGATGAAGAGCACGAGCTGCGCTACCGCCAGGCCATGGACGTGGCCGCGCTGCACACGGGCCGGGTGAAGACGCTCCGCATGGACAGCGTCGAGGCCGCGGCCACGTTTGATGACGGGTCGCTGGCGTTCG